AGCGATAACACCAACACCTGCTGGTGAAGGTAAAACTACCACAACTATTGGCCTAGCAGATGGCTTACGTAAGTTAAACTACAAGTCAATTGTATGTTTACGTGAACCTGCGCTAGGTCCAGTGTTTGGTATGAAAGGTGGAGCCACAGGTGGCGGCTATGCACAAGTAGCACCAATGGAAGACATTAACCTACACTTTACAGGTGACTTCCACGCTATTGCCTGTGCTCATAATTTACTAAGCTCAATGATAGACAATCACTTACATTGGGGCAATGAATTAAACTTAGACACTAACAAGATCGTTTGGCGTCGTGTAAGTGAAATGAATGACCGTAGCCTGCGCAGTACTGTGGTGGGGCTAGGTGCGCATAATAGTGTTACCCGTGAAGAAGGATTTGACATTGTGGTAGCAAGTGAAGTAATGGCTATCCTATGTCTAGCAGAAGACTTTAAAGACCTAAAGCGTCGGTTGGGAAAGATTACCATAGGTTATACTCGTGATAATAAACCTGTTACAGCTAAGGACTTAAAAGCACATGGTGCTATGGCTGCACTATTAAAAGACGCAGTTAAACCTAACCTAGTGCAGACCTTAGAAGGTACTCCTGCACTTGTACACGGTGGTCCATTTGCCAACATAGCACATGGATGTAACAGTGTTATTGCTACTAAGCTGGCAATGAAGTTAGCTGACTATGTGGTAACAGAAGCAGGCTTTGGTGCTGACCTAGGTGCTGAGAAGTTTATTAACATTAAGTGCCGTAAAAGCGGTCTACGGCCTGATGTAGTAGTGCTGGTAGCCACTATCAGAGCAATTAAGTATCAAGGTAATTATACCAACTTAGATAGGCATATTACTAACATTAAGACGCAGTATAACCTGCCTTGCGTAGTTGCTATTAATCGTTTTAAAGATGACACTGATCAAGAGATTTCAGACTTAATAGCCTACATCAGTAACACATTTGACATTGAAGCAGTAGAGTGTACACACTTTGCCGAAGGCGGCGATGGAGCAGAGGAATTGGCACACGAAGTTATTATGGCAATTGATCAAAGTGTTCAGGCAATGGAGTTGACATATCGAGATGAAGATACATTATTATCTAAACTAAACAAAGTAGCTACACGGATATATAATGCATCGGGAATTAATATGGATGCTAAAGTATCAGCACACTTATATGAACTACAAAAGGACTACGGACACTATCCCGTTTGTATTGCTAAAACACAAAGTAGTTTCAGTGATGATCCCGCTAACAAATTAGCCGCAACATCTAAACATGTCTTAACAGTACGTGAGTTAAAACTGTGTACAGGTGCAGAATACATCGTAGCAGTCTGCGGTAACATTATGACCATGCCAGGCTTGCCAGCACAGCCAAACGCAGAAAAGATCTCAATTGGTAAGGATGGTCGTATAGAAGGACTGGATTAGTTTCACCCTACTACACTGCTAGTCTAGCTCCTTGTGTGGTAGCCTCAAAGCTCAATGTTTGATTACATTGAGCTTTTTTTTAGGTTGATTTACCTGAAATATTCTCGTATACTAATAGTATGACAGTTGCGTATACACATATTGAAGATTATTTAGAACTACTCGGTGGACATACACCTGGTACGTTGGTAATCGTTAATCCGCCTGAACCTCCTATTATTAATCTTGCACGTTATGACATTACAATTGTAGAAAGTATGAGCGCACATACCTACTGGGGCGGCGCTTTAACAGATAGACAAGCAGATCTTGCTGTGCGATTAGTACTTAAATATCGTAAGCAGTTTGCTCGCTATGGTATTGATGTTGCTCCGGCAGAGAATCCACAGTTTCGTAAACCAGTACGTGTGGTAAACAGATCAAAACAAATTTGGTTAGATGATGAACGCATTGGTGTACGCTTTCCCTACGACCTACCAATGATTAAATCCATACAAGAAGAACGAAACATAAGTCAAGGTAGTATGAAGTACAATCAAGAAGAGAAGGTTTGGTATTTGGCCATCACCGAATCTAATGTAAATTGGGCAGTAACCTGGGGCGAGATAAATCAATTTGAAATTGATCCACTAGTACAAAACTTGTTCAATTTAATTATGGAGTGTGAAGCTAGACCGTATGAAATTAAACTAGTGCAGACTGCTGATGGTTATGAGATTACCAACGCCGCTGATAGTTTAGTTGAATATATCAATACTAAGTTGGGTGGCTTTGGTATAGACAACGGAGTCACACTAATTGATAATTCTGGTGTGCTGGGATATACCTACGATGATACGCTAACTCGTCCTGCACTCCTGGATATATTTGGCTCCAGTCGTGATATACATTTACCAATGACAGATGATGCAATATCATTTTTATTCTCGTATGCTGAACTAACCAATCGTTATCCAGTTTGTATATACGATCCAACAATGACATCGATTGATTTAGATCTAAGTAGATTTAATGAAGATGAAATAGTGCGTTTTGACTATCGTGGTAAAACAAAGACTTGCGATTACAATATAGATTGTGTTAAAGTAGTATATGCGCACAAGATACCAGCAACATGGAATTACTCAATACCATTGTTGGTCTCCACTGTGGAAATGATGTACGGCGGCAAACGTATGGAATGGATTAACCAAGCAGAAAAGATAGCCTACTGCACCAATACCAAATTAAGAGAAAACGATTAATGGCAACCTGTAAAATTATAATTAAAGATGAAGTGAACTGTAAGTTAGATGGACTTGAACTTACAGAACGCAAGTATCTAGCCAACAAGTTTAAGTATGAAATCCCAGGCGCACGTTATCTACCAAGTGTACGTCTTGGTCGATGGGATGGCAAAGTGGCTTACTTTCAATTAGGCGGTAGCACATATACTAACTTGCTTGCCGAGATGTTGCCCTACATAGATGAACGTGGTTATAATATCGAACTTGAAGATCTACGTGACTATCGTACACAGTTTGATTTTGCGCAGGTAACAGAAGCTACGTTTGCACATAAAGTTTGGCCAGCTAAACATACAATTGCAGGTCAACCGGTCGTGCTCAGAGATTATCAAATTGAGATTATTAACAAGTTTCTTGAGAATCCGCAGTGTCTACAGGAAATTGCCACAGGTGCAGGTAAGACCCTAATCACTGCAGCACTTAGTTATAGCTGTGAGCAGTATGGTCGTACTATAGTAATTGTACCAAACAAAAGTCTAGTAACACAAACAGAAGCAGACTATATTAACCTAGGCCTAGATGTAGGAGTGTACTTTGGTGACCGTAAGGAGTTTGGACATCAACACACAATCTGTACTTGGCAAAGTCTAAACATACTACTTAAAAACACCAAAGCACACGAAGCTGACATTACTATAATGGAATTTTTAGAAGATGTTGTTTGTGTTATGGTTGACGAAGTACACATGGCCAAGGCAGATGCGCTTAAGACCTTGCTTACTGGTGTAATGGCACACATTCCAATTCGATGGGGATTAACTGGTACAATACCTAAGGAAATGTACGAATTTATGAGCCTAAAATGTTCATTAGGCGAGGTTATTGGACGGTTAAGTGCCAGTGAATTACAAGACCAGGGTGTACTTGCTAACTGTCATGTGAACATCTTACAGTTAATTGACCACGTGGAATATAAAGACTATCAAAGCGAACTGCGTTATCTATTAGAGACTGAAGCACGTTTAGATTACATAAGTAAACTAGTAGAAACAATACGTAAGACAGGTAATACACTTGTGTTAGTTGATCGTATTGCACCAGGCAAAGCATTAATTGAAAAAATTAATAATGCTGTGTTTGTTAGTGGAGGAACCAAAGCAGATGACCGTAAAGAAAGCTATGATGAGTTTGCAACCAGCGATAACTTCGTTGCTGTTGCCACTTATGGTGTTGCGGCTGTTGGTCTTAACATTCCTCGTATTTTTAATCTTGTGCTTATCGAGCCTGGTAAATCTTTTGTCAGGGTCATCCAGAGTATCGGGCGTGGCATTCGCAAAGCGGAAGACAAGGACTTCGTCCAAATCTGGGACGTAACATCAACTTGTAAGTTTGCCAAGCGGCATCTTACAGTCAGAAAGAAATTTTATACTGAAGCAAACTATCCTTATGCGGTAGAAAAAACGGAGTGGAAGTAACACATGCACATCTTAACCTTAGAAAATCAAGCCTACGAAATGAACGAAATCCCCGATGAAGTCGAGGACTTACGTTTTGCAATATTAGATAACAGTGATCCAAAGAATCCAGACTACTTCTTTATTCCGTTAATCTTTTTAGAATCATTCAACAGTCCGGCATTAGTATTAAACATCGGCGGCAACGTGGTAAAAATGCCTGTAGACTGGCAGGTACTTATTGGTGAGCCTGACATTGGTGACCTAGAAGTAATACCACTGACTAGTATAAACGACAGGGGCTTTAGTGTATTTGCATTTAATCCTCTAAGTAGCTTTAAACCAGAATTCTTCAATATTGAGATTGTGGACATTTATCAAGATGTTAAGTGGTACTTCCCTAAACTTAAACCTGGACAGATGTTAGCAGTGCCGGTTGAATCGGGCACCGCTCCTTTGTGTGTGTACTTTGTTAAGGATATTAGCCGTCAGAGTGAAATTGTGGACTACTCGAAGATCTGGTAATATGATACACAAAAAAGCATGGCGACTTTGGGCTAAAGCACTCGGTGAAAAGACTGGATCAACTGATAAAGAAGCAGATAGAGTCGCACTAATACGTACTATAATTGTATTATCATATCTGCTGACAAACTTTACTATTGTTGCAGGTGTACTGCGACACTGGAACGGATAATATGGTAACTAAACTTAATCCTAGTGTGATCACCGACGATATGATGTACGAAGGTGTAGTATCAGATGATACTGAACTTATAGATTCAATGGCTCGGATGCGAGAAGATAGGATGTGGGGTAAAATTCGTAGAGCAGCCAAAACGAATGAGACTTTACAAACCGCACTTGATCATGCTATAATGATATATAAGTTATCAAAGGAATATAAAGATGGCATTTAATCCAGAACAATTTAGACCTAAAAAGAAGCGTGCTGTAGACCCTAATGCACCGCCTCGCCCTAACCTGCTGTCGCATGACAAAGTTATTAGAGAACAAAAAGATATTATCATGAATTTGCAACTACAAATACATAGACAAGCCGAAGAATTGGAAAGTCTTAAGTACAAATACAATAATATGCAACAAAGCATAACTGGAATTCTTAGTTATTTGCGCAAAGGTAAATGATGAGCAGTAGTTTACAAATCAACGATGAGATGGCAGCATATGATCGCAAAGATCGTGCTTACTATGATAATTTCACTGACGAAGATCGTAAGAAGTTCAGTACCTATCTAATGCTACGCTATGGTGCTAGTGTTACTGGTTCAAGTGACCTACAGGCATATTATCTACTAGCAGTGAATGAACGTGTAAATAAAAACTTCTTTGACATAAACAAGCACACTAAGTTACAATGGCTATGTTGTACAACTGTAAGTCCGGGCATGGGCAGACAAAGTCATTATTGGCAGGGTACTAAAAAGAAAGAAGGCAACAGCAAAGCATCAAAGTTTCTTGCTAAACTATATCCTAACCTACGTCAAGATGAACTCGACGTGCTGGTAGCAATTAACGATACTAAAAGTCTTAAACTCTTAGGTCAACAGCTGGGCATGGATGATAAGACCATTAAGAAAGAGTTGGAATGATCGACGACATAGTATCAGCTTGGAATGAAGGTAAAACTAACATAGAAGCTACACCAACATATACCTGTAAATATTGTTCAAAGGAATTTCGTAAAGAAAGTACTTTAGCTGCGCATCTGTGTGAACCCAAGCGTCGTTGGCAACAAGAAAAAGAAGTTGGGGTGCAGTTCGGCTTACAAGCATATCTACGTTTCTTTGAGCTAACGCAAGGTTCGG